GAAACTCTGATGTGTTTAAAATTGGAGTTGGTTCTCTGTTTGGACCAGAGAGTTCAGTATGAAGCACGATACTAACTTTAGAACGCGCAAGTTTTTTTCCTTCAGGCGATCTTCGAGGGATAGCATACTTAATTGTATTTGGAGTGTGGCTGATCGAATTGCCATCTGATTCGCGAGTTTCTGGTGTTGATAAAAATCCACCTTGCCACTCACCAGTTCTATATGGCAACACTTTCTTAGCATTGGCTATTACTGCCTTGAGCGCACCAGCGTATGGTTTATCTTTATAATGCTTGTCAACATCAGCTTCTGAATATGCATATGGGGAATTCGCGCCCTTATAACCTCCACCAATTCTCCCATTCTCATCTTTTATAACTTTAACTGAAATCCTATCGTCAACTTTGCGAGTAATCGGTGTCTTGCCTCTTGCAACTCCTCGAAGAGTTTTAAGGGCATGTTCTGTGCCTTCTTTATTGTCGAAATGAAGATCGGCAGGGTGTTCTAGGTGTAGGATTCCGCCAGCGGACGCTTCTTCAGATAATTGCTGATTGAAATAGGAATGAAAACCTAATGGCATTATTGTTCCACACTGTGGGATTACCTTTTTATTTAGGCATTCTTCATTTTGTGGATTGCAACAGTTAATGCTTCACGAATATCTGACATCATAGGATGAGCAGGGATTACACAAGTTGAACGCTTCGCTGCAGTAACGGCATCAAACTCTTCAGCAGTGTACCACTGAGGCTGAATATCCAACATATCAGCAATTTCATGCATATTTACAGAGCCAGAGTTCACAAGGTTGTAATATCCATTAGGTTCATTCATTTCAATCAGTGCACAGGCTACACTTACCGCTTCATCAAGGTCTGTGAGCGAATTTTGACCCAAATCAACGAGTTTACCCGTCTTGGCATAGTTCATAACCTTGTACAAGTAGTTCTTACGCTCATTTTTACTTGTAAACGGCATACGAATACGATAAACTTGAGCCTTGTCGCCCAAATATAGGTCTGAAACGCCCTTTGCGATCGAATAAATGCTACCAAAGTAGTTTGGTTCAGCATTTACATCGTCAATTTCGCCTTGATAGATGCATCCACTCGAAAAATGAGCCAAACGGACCAAATGTTTAGCGCATGCCTGTTCCAAAAGGATTGGGAAGGCAACATTTCCAGCAATAGTATTAGGTTTATCGGCTTCACAAGCGTCAACATTAGGAGTTCCCGTAACTCCAGCGCAGTTTACTACCCAGTCATATCTGTTTTTATGAATTTCATGGATAGATTTGTCGTGCGATGCCATTGTAACAACATGACCACGCGAAACAAGTTCCTTAAACACTTTTTTACCAGCCCAACCGCGACCAACTACTAGAATATTCATAATTAAAACCTCGTGTGAATAATTTTGTAAAGATATTTACCATAATCCGATTTAGCATAGCGATCTGCCTGAGTCTCAACCTCGCGCTGAGTGATCCAAGCATTACGATAAGCAATTTCTTCTGGGCATGCAATCATAGTTCCAGTCCTACGCTGAATGGAACCGACGAAAGTTGATGCTTCAGATAGTGATTCAAATGTACCTGTGTCAATCCAAGCAACGCCACGGTTTAGATATTCAACCTGGCAATCATGACTCTGAATGTATTTGTTAACAACATCAGTAATTTCTAGTTCGCCTCGAGCAGAAGGTTTAATCTGCCGCGCATAATCAATTACATTATTATCAAAGAAGTATAATCCTGTAATAATATAGTTTGATGGAGCCTTTTGTGGCTTTTCAATAACTTCTATTGGACGACCATCTTTATCAGAAACAAGAACACCAAATCGCTCTGGGTCATTTACATGATAACCGAATAAAGTACATCCCCGTAGATTATTTGATGCACGATTAAAGCGATTAATCAAATCATTTCCATAGAAAATATTGTCGCCAAGAATTAACGTGACATCATCATCACCAATCCATTTTTCGCCAATTAAGAAACATTCAGCGATGCCCTTTGGTTCTGGTTGAATGGCGTAGGTAATATTCAATCCCCACTGCGATCCATCTTTACAAAGACGCTTAAATGCATCAGCGTCATTTGGTGAGTTGATGATCATAATGTCTCGAATACCAGCCATCATCAATGTTGACAATGGATAGTAAACGAGTGGCTTGTCATAAACTGGAAGTAACTGTTTTGAAGTTACCTCAGTGCATGGATACAAACGAGTTCCCATCCCACCTGAGAGAATAATTCCCTTACGCATTGTACCACTCCAAAGTTTTAATCAAGCCATCATTAATATTCGTTTTCGCTTGCCAATCTAAGTCGTAAGCAATTTTAGTCGCATCCATTGAATATCTGAAATCATGACCTCTACGATCGGGTACAAAATTAATCCAGTTCTGATACATGTGAACTGGTTTGCCCATTAGATCGAGAATCAATGTAACCATTTGAAGATTACTCATCTCAACTCCACCACCGATGTTATATCGTTCACCTGACTTAAAATTTTGACCAATAGTGAGCAATGCATCGCAATGATCTTCGACGAATAACCAATCGCGAATATTTTCACCTGTACCATAAACTGGGATTGGTGTGTTATTCTTAATGTGACGAATTACAGTCGGAATAAACTTTTCTTTGTGCTGTCGTGGACCATAGTTATTTGAGCAGTTAGTCACAACTGCATTGATGCCATGCGTGTTTACATAAGAGCGAACAAGATGATCGCTGGCTGCTTTGGTTGCAGAATATGGGTTGCGAGGATCGTATGGTGTGCTTTCTGTAAACCCTGGATCGTCATGACCTAAAGAACCAAATACCTCATCAGTCGAAACATGGACTAGTTTGCCACCATGTTTCTTGATGCACTTTAGAATGTTGTGAGTGCCAATAATATTAGTGCTGAGGAATTGATCGTCGCCAGCAATAGAATTGTCAACATGAGACTCAGCAGCAAAATGAAAAGTGATGTCTGGCTCATAGTCTTTATACAAATAATCGAGATGCTCAAAATTACGAATATCAGCCTTAACGACACTTAAACGCCAGTCGCCTCTGACTTGGTCTAGGTTTTGTTCGTTTGCAGAATATGAGAAATTGTCAAGAACGACAATCTCATCTGTTGGGTATTTTTTTAGGTGAGAGATTACAAAATTAGATCCGATAAATCCCAAACCACCAGTCACAAATGTAGTCATAAATTATTTTTGTATACCTTCTTCAAAAACCTATGCCAAATTTTAGGATCCTGTTTACGAAATGTTTTACGGTACATAAACACTGCTTCGCATTCTTGCCAACCAATTTTATGTGCCTTTCTGAGTTTATTTATATTCAGTTTCTCAGCCTGTGTTTCATACGCATGTGCGTCTAATTCATCAGGATTCCCATAATACATTGCTTTGAATTTATTTTGTTTAGGTTTAGGTTTGTATTCTTTCTGTAAAAGAAAGGGGCGTTGCTTTTGCTGATGCTTATGACGATATTCATGATGTATCGCACGAATAATCTTTATGGCTAGATTTTTAGCACCTTCTTCTGTTATAATTGCTTTTTTAGAATCAACAGGAAAGTTTAAACTTATGAAGATGTGCTCTGGTATAATATTAGAAATTCTATTGCAGTAATGAGCATTGATAATTACATTATGATCTTCATAGTAATCAGCGTCATAACGCTCAGAAGAGAAACATACAATATTTCGTTTAAATGATTTATTTAACTCTCGAATGATAGAAGGTACATGCTTCTCGCCTACCCAATTTTCGGCAAGAGCATATACTTTTTTCTCTATCTTTTCAAGTTTCATCAGACCTTCAAGTTTTTAAATTTATCTGAACTCTTGCTTCGATCAAAGACAGGTTTTGATTCTGCCTCCTTCATTACAGCATCTTGGGCTTTCTGTTCAAGATCATACAGTTTCATCTTAGCACGATCAATGCCTATGGTAAATCGCTTATGAAGATTCGGATCATTATAACGATTCTTCAACTGCTTTACGAGGATTTGATTTAGTTGCTGTAACTCCTCTGTGCTAACGAGTGCAAACATGAGGTCAGCAGTAGCAGGCAAGCCAAAAGACTCGGAAGTGTCCTCCAGACCAGGGTCTGAATTCGAAAAGCCCGACCTTGTCGTTTGAGTCGCGGAGACAATTGGCAAGTTGTTCTCAACGGCGAGACCACGAAGTTCTTCAGCAATCGCTTTGATGTAGGTGTAGGAATTAACATTTGCGCCAGCCTTAATTCGAGCAGATGCACAAATATTTAGGTAGTCAACGAAGATGATATCTGGACGAAAGTTCTTTTTCAATGCAAGATCATTAATCAGAGCACGGAAGTGTGCAGGATTCGCAGAAGCAGTTGGATACTCTTTGATGATAAGTTTGCCCTTGACCTTTTCCTTGAGTTTGCCCAGTCGTCGTTCATACATGTCTTTGGGCATACTCATCAGATCCTCAAGAGATACATTTAGAAGATTCGCGTCAATACGTTCAGCGATCTTCTCTTCAGCCATTTCAAGAGTTATGTAAAGAACATTGTAGTTTTGAACCAAGCAACTAGCAGCCACATGACACATAAACAAAGACTTGCCGACGCCAGTACCTGCAAGAGCAATGTTAAGGGTCTTTTGCGGAAGTCCTCCTTTAGTAATCTTG